ACTATAAGAAGTTGGGAGAGCTTCTTCCAGAAGTCAATTTTTACAAGATTGCTGTATACACTTATATCTGGTGGTTGAAGGAGTTTAAATGCCCGACTACAGGGGTTCGTCTTAAAGAGCAGTGTTGGGATGAGTTTGTTAAGGGATTCACTGAGGTAATTGAAAATTTGAAAGTTGGGAATATAATTGACCGCCATACTTTTGTTGAATTGGTGCGGATTCAGATTGATGGTAGCCCTATTATGGGTACTTTTTATCTTATTGTTGCTCTTAGTTATAAGTGGTGGTTGAGTGAACAGGGTAATTTCACTCAAGAAGATGAAGGAGATAAATTTTAGAAATGAGAGAGACTGTTTTCCAAAAAGAGTGGAGGGATTCCTTTAGGTTCTACTTTCCTAATGCTCATTTTCAGAAGATTCCTGATATGCCTAGAGTGGGGAGTTCCAGGTTCATCCCTAGAAAGCCGTATGACTGCTATGTATTTTATGAGAAAGTTTTCGTAGCCTTTGAATTGAAGTGGATGAAATCACTGACGGGATTTCCTTTTGGTGCTGTAACACAGTATCAAATCGAGTCTCTTATGGAAGTATCTCAGAATCGAGGAGGAGCTTATATTGTTATTAATTACCGTAATTATGGTGTGACGGAAAAGCAACAGGAGCAGTTCAATTTAGGTAAGAGAGTGAATCTTATAGCGATGATTGATGTGGAGCATTTTATTAAGCTGGATGAGCAGGGAGACCGAGCGAGTATCTCTTTTAAACAGATTTTGGATGATGAGAATATTTTTATTTATAATCAGAAGAGGGGGGAGAAGTACTGGAATCTTCCAGTGATTTTTCTTCATATGAATGATAACTTTGAGGAGTGGGAATGAGGTGGTATCAAGACTATCGAGAGGCTGTTTTGGCTTGTACGGCTTGTCCAGCTCGTCGTGATTGCAAAAATCCTGTTCCTGGCGAGGGTTGTTTTTCTTCTCCTCAAGTATTCTTCATTGGGCGGAATCCTGGAGAAAGAGAAGATGAGATAGGTCGTCCTTTTGTAGGGAAGGCGGGTGAAGTTTTTGAGAGATTCCTTATGGAAATAGAGCTGGAGCGACCAGATATTTTTGTGACAAATGTGTGCTTGTGTAAGACAAAGAAGAATCGTTTATTGTCAAGGTATGAAGTTAGTACGTGTGTTCGTAAGTTTTTGATTCCTAGTTTGAAGTTTATGAAGCCGAAAGTTGTGGTGGTTTTTGGAGCCCAGCCGAATTATTTTATTAATAGCATATCGAAGATTAGTGAATATCATGGGAAGGTTCTTAAACATAAGATGGGGTTTAAAGTCATCCCGTCCATTCATCCAGCATCCGTTTGTTATAAGCCAGAAAAGTTTAGAGAGCTTCAGAAAGTAGCAAAAGTTTTAGATGAGGTTTTGATGAGGATTTGATGCTAATTAGGTCTTCCGAGGAAGTTAAAGATTTTTTGGAAGAGCATAAGTCTGAACTCGATTTGCCTCATTGCTATCTGGGGAGGGAACCCAATACATTTCATAAGGACTGGGATTCTGCCAAACTGAGAATCCTTTTGGTTGCCCCTTATCGCTATGAAGATTTTAGGGGGAATCAGAGTCTTCCTCTCCTCTATCAAATGATTAATGAATGGAGGGAGGATGTTGTCTGTGAAAGAGCTTATTTCCCTAGTACGGAAAAAGAATATAAGCTATTTCGGAAGCACCTATACCCTCTTTTCAGTGTGGAATCGAAGCGGTCAGCAGGAGAGTTTGATATAGTTGCTACTTCTCTGAGTTTCCTTCCTCCCTGGGTTAATTTTATCCTCCAGCTTAAGATGAGTGGTATTCCTGTGTTGAGACAAGACCGAGAGCATCATGACGGAACGGACGAGCCTAGATACCCGATGATTATGGTGGGAGGTTCGGCAATGTATGGTAACTTCTGCGTTGCTTATCCTGTTGCAGATATGATTTATCTGGGGGATGCGGAGCCTGGACTGTTTGATTTGCTTACGATGTGGATGAATGTGAAAGAGCATGGGTTGTCTAATCATGAGGGGCTGGGCATTGCTCAGAGAGACTTTGATTTTATTTTTTGTCCAAGGTTTTATAAACCAAAATATGATAAGGAAAAGTTCCTTAAATGGGAACCGAGCCCTTCAAAATTTCCTATGAAGTTTAAAGTCGCTAAATGTAAGGAGTTGGATAAAGTTCCTATGTATACGAAGCCTATTCCTTCATATACGGATGCTACTATGGGGCTGGGAGAAGTGGAGATTTCAAGGGGGTGTCGAGGAGTTTGTGCATTCTGTGGTATCGGCTGGAAGTATCGCCCTTACCGAGAGCGAAGTGTAGAAAAGATAGTTGTGGGGATGAAAGAGAACAAAAAGAATGGCGGTACATTTAAAGGGCTTTGTCCTATTGCTACAGAGTTTGCTTTTTATACTGAAAAACGGAAATTGTTTAATGAATTAGCTAAAATTAGTCGGGTTGTTGACCCTCTTTCCATACGGATGGATGCTTTTACTCAAGACCGAGAATTTGACCGTTTTTTGAGTAGGTTGGGAATGCGTCAGTTGGCTCTTGGAGTTGAGGGTGTGTCTCAGCGATTGCGAAATCGTCTTCTAAAGGGGATTACTGAGGAGGAGATTTTGAAGGCGTGTCGAATTGCAATAGAGACTGAAGGGTATACAAAAATCAAATTTTATATGCTTGCAAATGTAGATGAGGATTGGAAGGATTATGAGGAGTTTTTTTCCTTGTTGGATAAAGTTGTTCAGTATCGGGATTTGATGAAGTCCAAAATACAAATACTGGTTAGTTGGACTCCTATTTTTATAGAGCCCTGTACTCCTCTCCAGTGGAAGAAGCCGACTTTAGACCAGAGACAGCCCTGGATGGAGATTAGTGAACATCTTGATAGATTTAATGTTAAAGATGAAGAAGGTAAAGTTATTAAACGCATTGTGAAATATCCTAGAGGGGGAGGAGGAAAATTTGAGGAGAATTTTCTGTATGTGATGCAGGGTATGCATTTGGGGGATACGAGGTTTGCTGAAGCTGTGGTGAAAGCTGCTGAAGAGTTGGACAGACCGTTCTATGCATCGTACTGTCGTACTATGAAAGATACTGTAACGAAATGGATGAAGAAAACAGATTTTTCCTGGGGATACATTATGCGGGAGCGTTATAGTAATGAAATCTTTCCTTGGGATATTGTAGATAGGGGCGTACCAAAGTCGTCTCTGCTTAAAATGTATCTTGGCATAAAGTCAGGGCAATTTGATAAAAGAGAAATACGGATTAAACCAAGGATGGGAGCTGGTGTTCTTGATGCTCCTGAGAATGATGAGCAGAGCTACGTTCGATGGCATCGGGTTATCTATCGAGTACCTGATGGTTATCAAATGGTGCCGAATTCACATTTTAAGGCTGTGTTTCATCGGGCAGCTTATTTGTGTGATTTTCCTTTGTCTGTGAATCAGATGGTTTTTCTTAGTGATAGAGACAATAAGAATTGGTATGGAGGTTACGACTATTTCTTTATGGCAACACAACGGGAAATCTCTGAGCAGGAGTTTCAACTTTTGAAGGGTGCGGCACTTCCGAATATGAAGCTTGTTCGGCGTATGGAGCTTGAGGCTAAAAAACCGAGACTGAAGAGTGTTATAAGTGAGTATAGGATTGAGACAGGGATTTGGAATCAGGATGTACTACGAGCCTATTATAATCAATTCCTCGATGCCTCTGAGGTTGTTGTTTTGCAGCAAGTAACCCGATATTATTCAGGGAAGCGGAAGAAGGAGATTGACCTTAAAAAAGTATTTTTCTGGGATGTTCGTGTAGAAGATTATGGCGTGTTGAAGATTAAGCTAAGTCATGATGTTGACATTCGAGTATTCTTGAAAGGTTTCTTTAATGATAAATCTTTTCGGAAGATTCTTTCTTTCTCTGTGGAAAAAGTAGGGCTTTGGGAGAAGGAAAAAGAAAAATTGAGAGAGGTGTGTCATGGCAGCAACGAGATGGAATCTTAAGTATAGACCGAAACAGTTTAAAGATGTTCTAGGACAGAAGCACATTGTTGATTTCTTTGAGATTGTTCTAGGTGAATATTACAAGAATCAGAGACCGCTTCCTGCGGGAGCTCTTTTTGGTGGTAGCAGTGGAGTAGGGAAAACTACTGTGGCAAGGGTTGTTGCTGCATCCCTGAATTGTGATAAGCGAACGGGGGTAGAGCCTTGTGGAACATGTGAAAGTTGTTATCAGATAACTCAGGGGCTCGGTGGGGTGCTGGAGCTTGATGCAGCATTTTGTGGTTTGATTGATAATATAAGAGAACTCGGAGACCGCCTCGTTTCTTATTCTTTTGCAGAGTACCAGATTGTGATTATGGATGAATGTCATATGATGTCTAAAGAAGCTCTTAATGCATTATTAAAGCTCCTGGAAGAGCCTCCTGAGAATGTTTTCTTTATTTTAATTACTACAGATGTTTCGGAGATTGTCAAGAAGAGTGAGGCGGTTGTGAGTCGTCTTCTGGAGTTTCGATTTAAGCTGATTCGATGGCTGGAAATAGAGAAATTTTTGAAGAGTTTGTTGGATGAGGAGGCTACAAATTGTTCGATGGAGCTGTGTCGGGAGCTGTATGATTTGTCAAGTTATAATCTGCGGGAAGTGCTTGTGATGCTTGAGCATTTATCTGTTCTTGGGAAGGGTGTGGTTACAAAGGAGCTAGTAAAGGAAGTGTATGGAGATGTGACAGTTGTTAAAGAGATTATAAGGCAGTTAAAAACAGGAGGTTTTGTTAAAGCGGTGGAGTTGTTTGATGAGTTCCAGGTGTTTCAGCCTGACTTTAAGATTTTTATACGGCGGTTTGTTGACTATCTGGGTAGTATGCTTAAACAGGCTTTAAAGGCGGGAACCAGGGATAGTCTTTTGTATGGAGGGATGTTGAAGTGTACTTATGGTTTTATTTCTAATCGGATTGTGTCCCAGGGGAAGCCAGCCGCAAAGCTTTTGTTTCATGAGATTGCTAGTACAATTGGAGGGTTGTCGAAATCCCCCACCAAACCCCAGCCTTTGAAGGGTGACGAGGTTGTCCGACTCTTGACATCTGAATAAGGTTAGAGTATCTTTTATACAGGAGAGTTTTTATGTTTGAGAGAGATTTGTCAAAATACCAGCCTGAGGAAACTAGGATATACCAGAAGTTAATAGCAGAAGGAGAGAAGCTTTTCGAAGGGGATTCGAGGGAGATTACAATCTTCCATCAGATGTTAATTGATAGAGTAGCTGATGCTTATGTTACTACATTAGGCATGGATATGGATGCGAAGAGCTTCAGTGAGAAGAAGTTCAGAGCTGCTCAGGATAAATTACAACGCTGGCTGACAATGACATTTACAGAGATGCATTCAGCTAAGCGGGAACAAGCAAAAAGGCAGGCGTTTTATAAGAAATGTGTGGAGGAGCTAACTAAGGTAGTTGTAGATGAGAGTTTGCGAAGAGATATTTTTCGTTGTTTGAAAAGTATTGTGGAAGAGGGAGATAAGTAAAGATGGGGGAGAGAAGCTATGAAGATACGAGTTGATGTATATTTAGGAGATGAGAATAAGTTTGATACTGAGTTTTTGGAAAAAAGAAAGCAATGGCTTCCGTATACAGGTATCTATTTAGAGTTTATTCTTAAAGGTATGTTTGAGGAACGGGTAGACTTCAGAATTACTCCTAGTGGTAAGGAGAATATTCTAGTAAATAAACACTCTTGGAATCGATTTTTTCTTAATATTCAGGATTCGGGTAGTGTGAAATTTGAGCTTTTAAAAGGGGATAAGTGCCTTACTGAGAAGACCCTTGAGTTTGATGTTGTAAAGATAGAAGTTCCTCTTCTGTTTAGTCTTTCTGACCTATTTGGCTACCATATTTCAGACATTCGGTTTTTTGCTAATCGTCTTGCTGAAAATCTAAATAATGGGACTAGGTTTATTTTGTTTACTACTCGGCATTTGGAGTTTCTTAACCAGTTGGATTTTGAATTTAAGAATGCGGAGAGTCATTTGAGACTGTGTGAATTGATTTTTTCTATTCTGACGGAGAGAGGATTGTCTGTTTTCATTACTCCTTTTAGTGAGGAAGTTCCATATCTTTTGAAGGCTCTTCCAAAGTATAAAAATGCTTTATTGTGGTATATGGAAAAGAGTAAGAAGTTTCGAATCGTGTGGGATTTAAGTTCGGGACTCCGTGACAAAGAGATAAGTTCCTTTGTGGATAGTGCGGTGGGGCGATTTGGTAGAGATATACCTTTAGTGGTTTCTAAGAATATGTTCGGTAAGCTGGGAGGAGAGGGTTTTAGCTATTTTAAGCAGAACTTTGAACTAAAAGAAACGATTCCTCAAAATGAGCGGGGAGTGAAGATAGCGAGTTGTGCATCTGATAACGCTGATTATTATGTTTTGAGGAGGTTTGCAAAGCAGGCAGTTGAGTCTGGATGGGGAGTAGAGTACATTTGTACCGACCCTGGTCGGAGTCTTCGCAATATTCGGTACTCTTTTGGTCGGGCTTTGTACCAAGGTTGTCAGGACGCTCGGAGTGAAAAATAATGCATAGTAAGACTATATTTCAAAAGGCAATTGAGAAGATAGAGACTGGAAAGGGCTTCAGTCGTGGGAGCTCATCTATCTTTGAGTTTGAGCCTGTCCCTTTGAAAGAATTTATTCGAGGGAAGCGGTTTCTTGGGCTTCCTGAACTTTCTCCTAAACAGTATGAAGCTGTGGAGTATGCAAGTCAGGTTTATAATCCTGACACATTGAAGAGCTTAGGCTGGAAGCGGATGAGGTATGTGAATGAGCTGGTGCTTCTGTGGGGGAAAGGGAGTGGGAAGGATTTTGTGGCTCGCATTATGTTTTTAAGGATTGCTTATTTGCTTTTGGCTTTGAAGAATCCGCAGGCTTATTACTATTCTCCTGACATGTCTTGTGGGTCTGAGTCGATTCATATGTTGAATACTGCAAGTACAAAAGACCAGGCAGCCAATGTGTTTTTTACTCCGCTCCGTAGGTATGTGAAAAATTCTCCTTTCTTTAAAGGTAGGGCAGATGTTCTAGCTTCGGAAATTCGGTTTGAAAAGGCTATTACTCTTATCAGTGGACATTCCGAGGCGGAAGCTCAGGAGGGGTTGAATTTGATTATAGTTGTTTTGGATGAGATAGCGGCGTTCAAAACGGATGAAGAAGTGGCGGATTTGAAAAGGACTCGGTTGCGGAAAAATATTCCGATGTCTGCGAATTCTTTGCATGACCTTGCAATGACATCTATAATGCGATTTCCAAAGGTGGGTAAAGTTGTGTCTCTTTCGTTTCCACGTTTTAAGGGGGATTTTATTACGACTCGATACGATGAAGGTAAAAATGACTCTAAGATGTATACGAGTTTTGGGTCAACTTTTGATATAAACCCAACCAAGAAAGCTTCGGATTTTGCTCATGAGAAGAAGAGGAACCCGATAAGATTTGCTTGTCGAATTTTGTGTGAGCCTAAAGTCGCTGAGGATGCGTTCTTTAAGAACCATGTTGCGATAAAGCGGGCATTTAGTCATGACCTTCCCAATCCTATTGATATAGATACGGGACGTTATAAATCCTCGTTTCGATGTGCAGATAGTTTTCTCAGGTTTGGACATGTGGATTTGGCTAAAAATCGATGTAGAGCTGCTTTTTGTTTTGTTCATGCCTATGATGTAAAACAAGAAACAATAGAAGCAGAGGATAAAAAAGGAGAGAAACAAATAGTGACTGTAGATATGCCGTTGTTGAAGCTGGATGTTCTGGCATATTTTGAAGCTCCTCCTGGTGGGGAAGTTAATTTTGCTGAGATACAGAGCATGTTGATAGAATTTGTAGAACAGCGAGGTTTCTATGTTGCTCTGTTGACTTTTGATGGTTATCAATCTCTCCAGATGATGCAGGCAATGGAGGCGAAGGGGCTTGAAGTGGACATTCAGTCTGTTGACAGGACACGAGAGGCTTATGAGACGTGGCAGGATGCTATATATGAGGGACGGTTTATTTCATATTATAATAAAATTTTGATTGAAGAAGAGATGCCTTTTCTGATAGACTGGAAGGGTAAGAGAATTGAACATCGTACTGGGAGAGGCAAGGATGGTTCTGATGCAGTTGCTGGGGCTGTGTATAATTGTGTAAAAGAGGAGGGTTGGGGAAGTATTGATTTTTGGTCTGAAAAAACTGCTGAAAGGGAGCAGAGACCAGAAGGGTTTGAAGCTTTTAAAGCGGAGGAAGTAAAGTTTTAAGGAGGTTGACATGGCAGTAAAATTGGTTGATGATGGTGGTAATCCTATAACTGAAGAAATAAGGTTTGGTGAAACTCCTGGTAGACGGAAGAGAGCGGAGGCTGGAGTCATAGGAACCATTACAGAGATGGTGACTACTATCCAGAAAGAAGTTTTAGATTTTCGGGATGTTTCAATTGAACAGTTAATCTTTATGACGAGAAATGATGGGCAAGCTAAGGGGATTCTTAATGCAATAAAGTATCCTGTAAGGATGTCTCGTCCTAAGATAAAGCCCTCGAAAGATGGGGGAGGAGAGGAAGAAGCTAAGTTTATTGAAAAGAATTTGCTTAGGAGTCCTGCGGCGGGAGGGATGCAGACCTCTCTACGTGTGGCAATCGCTCGCATGGCTCTTGCAGTTCGAGATGGATATAAAATCTTTGAGAAGGTTTGGAGATATGAAGATGGGAAGTTCTGGCTGGATAAACTAGCTTACCGTAGTACTTTATGTACCAAGTTGCTTTATGATGCTCATGGTTCTATAACGGGGGCTCATCAAGAAACGACTTTTCAGGATAAGCTTGTCGATGTGAAGTGGAAGAAGGACAAGATTGCATACTTTGTTTATAACGCAGAAGAAAATCCTTATTTGGGAGAAGGGGATTTTTTTCCTGTCTTTTATCATTATGATAAAAAGCATAAACTATATTCGATTGCTCATTTGGCTTATCAGTTAAATGCTGTTCCTATCAGGATAGGAACACATCCCACAAATCTTAAGGATACTTCACTGGAGAAGTTTAGGGAATCTTTGCGAGCTTTGGGAACCAGCGTTGCTATGACAATGCCTAAAGATTGTACGGTTGAAAAGTTTGAGAGCCAACGAAAGCTCGATGAGTTCTTGGGGCTTATTCAGCATCATGATTCTATGATGTCTAGGGCTTTTCTTACTCAGTTTATGAATCTGGGACAAGAAGGTAGAGGGGGCAGTTTTGCTCTTTCGAGTGACCAGAGTAATTTATTCCTGATGTCTCTTATGTCACTTCTTGAAGATATTTCTGAGGTTTTTAATACTCAGATTATCCCTCAATTAATTGATTGGAATTTTGGGACAAAGAAATATCCTACATTGATATTTTCTCCATTTTCAGATACGATTCGTTCAGCTATTATGGATGTTTTTAAGAATTTGTTAGCTGCAAGATTTCCGCAGGTTAGTCCTGAGTTTGCTCTCAAAATGGAGGAGTCAGTTGCTGAAGAGTTGGGTATAGAGATTGATTATAAGGAAGTTGAGGAGCGAATGAAGAAGGAGAGAGCGGCAATGGAGGCTGGAGCTGGAGAAGGAGAACAAGAGGTAATAGAGAAGAAAAAAGCTCCAGGAACTAAGGTTGATGAAACAGATGAAGAGCTTTCTTTGTTTCCTATGGATAGAGGCTATTTCCAAACGCCCGCAGGGTTTATTAGAAACTAAGGTTGACAAAGGTGTGAGGTTAAAGTATTTTAGTAGTGGAGGTTGGGTATGCCTTTCCGCACGGAACACTCATGTATGGTTAATGACAAAGTTACTGAGATAGCTGAAATCCGTACAAAGAAAACTGCATATGGGGTTTTACGTATGGTCTACGGAAAGTTACCTAACGGGAAGTTGGCTCTTCGCAGTATAAGAATCCCTGGGAATATTAGTATTCAGGTAGCTCAGTCTCTTTGTGTTAGTCGGGGGGGTCAATTTCAGCCTGCTACTCCTATTAATCCTCAGAAACAAATGCTTTCTCAAAATGAAAGGACAGTGTTTAATGGTTTATCTCGTGAGATTGAAAATTTTATAAAGGAGATAGAATATGCAGAATGTTTCTGTTGATGATTTGCCTGATTCAGCCTTTCTTATTGTTTTGCTTGGTGGGAAGGTAGATGAGACTGGTCGGACTGTTCCCAGGTTGTTGAGAGTGTTGCCGTATAAAGATGTTGCGGGTAAGATTGATAGAGCCCAAGTTCGGAATGCTTTAGTGAAAGTTAATCAGATTAATGCTTCTGCTGGTGTGAAAAGAACTGCTCTGAGGAAGTTGTTGCGGATTGCTCATGCCTTAGGTGTGGAACCTCAGGAGTCGGGTGATTTTAATCTAAGTGATTTAGATTTTTATTTAGGACAATTGGAGAAAATTGAATAAAAATGAAAGAAGGGGTTGACAAACGTATTAGATTAGGTATATTATCTTAAATGGAGGTTGTTTATGCCTGTACCGAAACCGAATGAAGGCGAGGGGAGTCAGGATTTCATTAGTCGGTGCATAAGAACTTTGCATCATAGTGACCCTGACCGACCTGATGACCAGATACAAGGAATGTGTTATACGTCCTTGCGGAATGCGAGAGGGAAGAAAACCTTATTAGAGGAGGGTATTAGGATGCCTAATATACAACTTGCCTTCTTTGATGAAAAGAAAGATTTTGAAAAGCAGGATGGGAAATTGTGGAGGAAGCCGATTCTGGCTTTTGGCATATGGAAACATCCTGAGAATCGGGATGTTGAGTTTGAGATTACACCTGAAGTTGCTGATGAGATTATAGCTAATTTTAAGAAGGGAGTGCCTGTAGAGGCACCCGTTGTTCTGACACATACTGATGACCCAAAGATGAAGGTTGGGTCAATTAAAGAGTTTATCAAGACCGATGTGGGTCTTGATGCTGTTTTAAGTGTGGACGATGAGGAGATGAATTCGAATATTGAAAGTTCGGATAAAGCTCCAGGCGTGAGTTGTTGGTTGGATTTAGAGTATAGAGACAAGAAAACTGATGAAGAACTTGGAGCTGTGGTTAAACACGTAGCTCTGGTTAATCATCCATATATTGAGGGGCTTGGTGGTTATCAAGCAGTATCATTGTCGGATGCGGATGAGAAGTATACGCCCCTTATTTTGAGTGAAAAAAATAAAACTGGAGGTCATATGATGCCAGGAGAAAAAGTTGAACTAACTAAGGAAAATGCGATTGAGTTTCTGAAGAGTAAGGAGAAGGTTGACGTTGTAGCTTTGCTCACGGATAGCGAAGAGTTAAAGACTCTAAGTGATAAAATTGATAAAGGGGAGCTTGTTTCGAAAGAGGATAAAGAAAAGTTGCTGAGTGATGAGATGATAAAGAAAATCAAAGATGAACTGAAGTTGGGAGAGGGAGACGACAAGAAACCCGATGAGTTAGTCAAAGCTATGCTTGAGAAGTTTATTGAACTTTCCAAGGAACAAAAGAAAGTCACTGATACGGTTGGCGGATTACAAGAGAAGATAACTGGAATGGAAGCTGATAAGGCTGTTGGTGCTCTTCTTTCAGAAGGCTTTGCATTCCCGACGGAAAAGCCTGTTTTAGAGAAGATGTATAAAGCTGACGTTAAGCTTTTTGAAGAGATGGCGAAGGTTCGAAGAGAGGGGAAGAAACTGGTTGAATTAGACGAGAAGGGTATCGAAGAAATAGAAAAGGAAAAATCAGAAGATGCACAGGATGAAAAAGACCTGAAAAGAAATATTGAAGCAGCCGAAGACGAGGGATTAATCCCTAAGCCTAAGAGTGAATAATAATTTTATTGGAGGAAATAGACGATGACACAAGATTATAGTATAAAATTACCAGGTATTGCCGAAGTCGCAATTACTAAAGCGAAAGAGATTTTAGCTTTTACTACTTTACCTTATTACCAAGCTTCTGGTAATTTGAAAGCTGGAGAGGGAGTTGTTGAAATTGGAGACCCGATTGCGTGGGATACCACAGCTAAAAAGTATATCAAATATGTTGATGGAGCTGATATTGCTGATGAAGCTTTAGGAACTGGAGACGCTGCTCAACAGGTTTTTGCGTTAGCTAATTATCCTGTTGAATCCCCTATTACTGATGTTAAGGTTGATGGAGCAGCTAAGACAGAGGGGACTGACTTTGTTGTTGATTATAAGAACGGTTTTATCTTCTTCTTGCTTGGTTCAATCCCTGGAGCAGTTGCTGTTACCGCTTCTTATACACATTTTAATGGTGATGCTTATAAGGCTGTTGGATTCGTTAGGATTCCTGGCGATTCTACAGGAGCCGATGATGTTGCTATCGAAGTTCTTATTGGGGGAGCTGTGAAGTATTCTATCGTGTCTGCTGCTACTCTTTGGAATGCTCAGATTCTTGAAGATTTGGGAGCTAAATATTGGGAAATTGCAGACGCTCTTATTTGGTAAGAGAGAGTTTAAATAACTTGGAGGAAATAAGATGCCAGAAATTAGTTTGTTAAAACAAAGATTACTGACAGGACTTATTGAGAAGTATGTTGCTCCACCTGAAAATGTAGGTCGGAATCTGTTCAAAAAGAAAACTCATCCTTTTTCTACGGCGAAATGGGATGTTATCAAGGGTAGCCGAGAGAGGTCTGTACCTACACTTCCTAACAGAGAAGCAAAGATTGTATCTCAGTTAGGTATTGGGGAGAAAACTGCTACTTTTATATATGTGAGGGAAAAGAAAGCTTTTGAACCTACCACAATCCGTTGGCTCAGAGAGCCTGGTGAGATGGCAAAGGCAGATGCTGAGGCTTGTGTTCGAAGAGAGACAAAAGACCTGAATCAAAGGTTAGAACGGCTGGAGGAATCTTATTGTTGGGAAGCTCTGCAAGGGCAGATTACTATTGCTGAGGTTGATGTTAAGGCTACGATTGATATGGGTATCGATGTTAGTCATGTTGTCAATGCTGGTGTTATGTGGGAACATGCGGTTACTGGAAGTGACCCAGCTCTGGATTATTATGATGCTGATATTATTGGTGACATTTATACTTGGAAGAAGCTGATTCGTCAGGATACTGGTTTTGATGCTACCGACATTTATCTTTCTGGAGATGTTATGGAGTATGTGTATCGGAACCATTTCATTAGAGCATTGTTCTCGGAGAAGCATAAGTGGCAGTATCTACAGAGTTCGGTTATCGAGGGACTGTTAGGTTTGAATTGGCATGTGTTTGATGGCGGATATGAAGATGCGGCTGGTTCTTTTGTTCAGTATATTCATGCGAAGAAACTTATCATGATGGCTAAAGGTGGAAATCCTTTCCAGATTTTGCAGGGACTCTCTGCTGACCATGATGCTCCTAAGAATCACACTGGAAAATTTTCTAAGTCCTGGCAGACAAAAGACCCGTCAGCTAGGTTTTTCCTAATCGAGTACAATTTCTTGCCGATTATTCAAAGACCTGATAATCTTATTGTTGCTACTGTTATTACTTAATTAGCTTGTCCTGCCTGCTTTTTTCATAGAGCAGCTCGGTTTTTAATCGAGCTGGGTTGGGTGGTGGGAATCTTTATGAGGAGGTTTATATTATGTTAGTGATTTGTACGAAAACTGGATTAACTTACGCCAGAAAAGTTCACAGAGAAGGAGAGGTTTTTGTTTTGACTGGAATTTTGGAGAGGGAGTATAAGGATTTGTCTGATGAAGCTTGGAATAGGAAGCAGAAAAGAACGTATAGTGGTGATGTTACATTTCGTCGACCTACTAATGATGAAATCTACAAAGCTATCAAGGACGGAAGCCTTGACCCTGGAAGTGCCACTGTTAGAGGGCATTTGTCTAAGAAACAGTTGAGGATTGCTCTGGATTTTGCAGAATCAAAAGAGATGAAAAAGATTACTGCAATTCGGATGCTGAAAGATAGTGTTGATATGGAAATAGAAGATGCTCCAGAAGAGAAGGCTGAAGTAGTTAAGGCTCCAGAGAAGGAAGTTGAAGCTCCAAAGGAAAAGGTTGAACTAATCGAGCTTGCAGAGGAATCTGAAGAGACTGTTAAAGAACCTGCTGAGAAGGCTCCTGAGGCTCCAGAAGAGGAACCTAAGGCTGAAGAGTCAGTGAAGGCTCCTGAGGCTCCAGAGAAGGAACCTGAGGCTATAGAGGGGGAGGAACCTCCAGTAGTGGAACCTAAAGAAGCCCCAGGAAAGAAAGACAAAAAGAAAAATAAATAATTCTTTGGAGGTCTAGGTAAGTGATAACCATTGCTTCTCTAGCTGATGTCCGTAATGCGGGCAATTTCAGCAAAAAAGTTACTAATGAGTCCCTAACTTTCTATCTAAATTTCACCTCTTTTTGGTTAAAGCTTATGATTGGGGAACCTAACTATGCTAAGGCTGTTGCTAATGGTCTTTCTCCTGAAAGTTTTAATGAAAGGCTAAGATATGCAGAAGCTTTATTGTCGGTTAGCTATTGTCTTCCTGCTATAGGTGTTAATATTGCTGAAGCAGGGATGTTGAAGACAGCATCTGTTGGAGGTAGGGGGGGAGAGCAGGAACTTGTCTCTTTTACTAGAGAGATTTTGGCTCTTGCTGCTAATTTTTCGTATATGGCTCATAGTATGATTCCTGACTCTCTTATAACAAATAAGAAATATAAAGAAGTTTGGTTTGAGGTAACTCAAAAGGTATTCCCAGGACTAGATGAGTTCCCGACTGTTGCTCTGATTGCTAGTGCTGAGGAGGGTCTGATAAAAGAAGCTCGTGGTGATGGATAATGAATTTCAAAGTTGTTAGCATGAAGGGTGGTTTCCCTCCAGATATAGGTAGAATCATAAATGAATCCTTAGCACGAGTGCAGGTGGGAGCTCAAAGGCTTGCAAGAGATACTGTGGGGTTTGTTAGAGGTGTCACTCCGTCAAGGTCAGGTCTCATGAAGTCTACTGTGAGGTATTGGAACCTTAGAATTTATGGTCGAGGAGGCTTTGTTTTTTGGTTTGGTTGGAGAAAAGGAGACTTTAGTGGTCAGAGAGCTTTTTATCCTCCATATGTAGATTTGGGCACTGGTATTCATGGTCTTTATGGAGTTCCGATTTTTCCTCTTCATGCAACACATCTTGCCTGGACAACCCCAGAAGGAGAGTGGTTTTCAGCGAGGTCTGTGGCTGGACAACGCCCACAAAGGTTGTTAGAACAAGGTAAAGAGTTCGCACAGGAAAAGTTGAGGGATTTATATCAATATGAAGTTTCAATGGGAATGAAGAAGACATTTAAATGATAAAACATAAGGAAGCTTTGTACGAGATTTTTGAAGCTGCTCGGCAGCCAGGGCAGCCTCTGGATGGAAAATGTGATGTAATTTTGAAAAGTGCAGGAGTAAACTTATCTGGGGATGTTTTTGAATTTATTGCTTTGGGGGATTTTACTCTTGAAGATATTATGACTGGAGACCTTAAAGATAAATATGTAACTTTTTATCAAGATATTATCTGTGGTTCTGTAGTTAGGATTAAAGAGTTAGAAGGAGAAGTGGATGCTGAAGAGCGGGCTTATGAAATTGCTCGATTGGTTCGGACTCTTTTGAAGGGTAATAGGAAGCTTATCTCTACGAGTTATCCAAATGGGGCAGCTACAGCATCTTCTTTAACAGGGACACGCTCGGAAGCGGTAGTATATGCTGAAAGTCAGGCTCATCTTGGAATTATTACATTAAGAATTAAGGCACAGGAAGAGGACTAAAATGGCAATGTTTCCTAAAGATATTTACTTAGCAGTCAAGTCTGCACTGGAAGCTTCCAGTGATTTGGCTTATGTAGATGTTGTTGAGATTCGGAAGTATCGAAGAGATAATTTACCAGATTTTGAAGATTATTGTATTGTGATTAGTCCTATCTTAGCAGAATCAGTTCCTTATAAGGCAGCTCAAAGATGGATTGCGAACTCGATAGAGTTAATTTTATTGGGGAAGCTTCGGTCTGGGCACTCTGATGCTGTCGTTGCGGATAATCCTACTGGCTCGCCTCCGAATGTGGGGGTATTGGCTATGTATGAAGATGTTTACAGAACATTATATGATAATAATTTGGGAGGAGTCATTGAATTATATCCTGGATTGGACGAACTGGATGTTGTTACAAGGTTTGATATAATTGCTCCTGATGAAGATAGAGAAGCTTTTATTTTTGAAGTACGAATGGGATACCATCCGAGAGGACAGCGATGGGTGGATTTATCTTCTTAACAGTAATTGAATAATGTATAAAGAACTATATTTTTTGGGCTGTGATGGTTTTGGAGATAATGTTTGTCAACGGGTTTTGATAAAGGGGTTGGCGAAGAGTTTTCATACCATATATTTAAGGACAGCAGTTCCAGAATTTTATTGGGATATTCCAAATGTGAAGTTTGTTTTTCCTCTCCATCTTCCTCGACACTTTAAGATACAGAGAAGAAATGCTGGGAGACAGAAGAAAGAGATTTGGACACCTGTAAATTTGGATGGTGTTCATAAAATATCTTGGACAATTTGTAGGATTCCTTATGCGAATAACTGGATGGTAGGAGATGTTAGAGAAGTACAGGCACGGAGGGATAAGTTGAATGGGGAGTTTTTTAAAGCTTATGATTCTATAACTGATTTTGATTTCTCTTTTCCTTTGAAAAAAAGTTGGGTGACGGGGACGAAAAGGTTATTAGAATCTTGGAATACTGAAGGGAAGAAGGTTTGTCTTATAAACCCGCCTACAGTCCGAAGGGGATACCCTGCTAGATATTTTTTAAGGAATCCGAAGATGGAGCATACTCAGCTTTTAATAGATAAGTATAAAGAAGAGTATTATTATATATCTCTTGCGTATACTGAGGAAGATGAAGAGTGGCTTGATGGTGAACTGACTGGGGTTGATAAGAAGCTTGTTCATGCAGAGGTGTCTCTCCCTATACTATTTAGTTTAGTTAAACTCGCTGATATAATGATAGTACATCCGAGTTTTTTTGCTCTGTTGGGGATTGCACTAAAGACAAAGTGTTTTTGTGTTTTTGGGGGGAGCAAAGAGCCAGAAGAACTTTTTAATAAAGAGATGGGACTGGAAAAGTTTGAACATGTTGTTCCAACTCCTTTTTGTGTGGAGGTTCATGCAAGGGATGAATATATTTCTAATAAAGAGATTCCTGAGGAGAGAATAATAGAGAAGTTTGAAGACTTGAGGAACCGAAATGGATGAAGTTATTAAAGAGCAGATGGAGAAGAATTTGGTCTGGTTGCCGAAGCAAGAAATTGGGTATTTTCCTGTGACCCCACGTGCATATGATGATGAATACTTTGATAAGTATGTGGTGTATGAAAATTCAGAAATAGGGAAATGTTTGAATTCCTTTAGACTTAATCTTGTAAATCGTTATACTAGAGGGCAGGTTTTGGATATAGGAATTGGTTGTGGGACATTTATTAAGTTGAGAGGTAGCTGTGTGGGCTATGACGTGAATCCTAAAGCTGTGAGATTTCTTAAATCTTTGGAGTTATTTTATAATCCTTATGAGGAGAATTTTGAGAAGCTGGAGGGGATTACCTTTTTTGATAGTCTTGAGCATATCGAACATCCTGGGAGGATTCTTAATAAAGTAAAAGGACAGTTTGTTTTTGTCTCGATTCCAATTTTTAGAAGCTTGGAACATTTATTAAGTTCTAAGCATCTGAGAGAGGATGAGCATTTTTATTATTTTACTGAGCGGTCTTTCGTTAGGTATATGACTTCTTTTGGTTTCAAGCTACTTGAGCTTCGGGACGATGAGATTAAATGTGGAAGAGAAGACATCTATACTTTTGTGTTAAGGAAGGGAGTTTAAAGACTTGACATTTAAAGAGAGGACAAGTATTATAAGTTAGGAGGTTAATATGTCTACTATTAAAGTTCGTCTCAAAGATGGAAGGCGGTATTTAACCATAGGAACTCCCGCTTTTTCAATTGTGATAAAAGATGGAGGAGAGAATAGTCCTGACGGGTTTGAGGTTGATAGAGAGATATACGAGAAGTATTTGAAGCCCTTTACGGAACCTGTTCCGAAACAAAAGAAGAGAAGCGTGGAAATAAAAAGTTTAGATTTGGAGGAATAAAATGACATTACCTGGTTACGAAGCACAGCGAGTCTTGGAGATGCAATGGGCGTTTTCCTCAAAGAAACAGTCAGATTATGATACTAGAGTTGTTGATGGTGATTTAACGATGTCTCATCCTGTCAGGGAGGTTAGACCTGCTGAGATTACGAAAGAAACACGTTCGGATAGAGAGGCGGTAGGTAAAGGGCATGAATTTGCTACTGACCTGTGGGAAGTTGCAAGAAGTCTTGCTCTTACGAGAGTGGTAGATGGAAGTTCATATATTCTGGGTTGGCTACTTGCTTTTACTATGGGTAAAGTTGCCACTGACCAGCCTGACCCGACTTATGCTCCTAATACTTATCGACATAAATTTACATTTTTTGACCCAGATACTGAAGGGACGGCTCAGATGCCTGTTACTACTATAGTTGAGAAGGTTGCAGCAGCTACTGCTCTAAAGCGGTATCTTCTTTCAATGGCAATTTCTGGTTTGACTATTACTGCTGAAGGTTTTGAACATCTCAGTGCGTCTGCTGATTTAATTGGTAGTGGAAAGACAGAAGATTCTACTTTGAGTATGCCTGCTATACCTTCGGTTTCTTATCTGACTTCAAATAATGCTGTTATTTTATTGGGAGATGCTGCTGAAAATATTACTACTAGAATTAGAAGCTGGTCTATTACGCTTGGTAATGACCCGAAGGAAGCTCGTGGATATTTTCCTTCTAGTGGTCTTTATCGTGGCAGATTAGAGGTTGGAGTTCGAAGTGCTGTCCCAGCTCTGGTTGTTGACCTTGCCGCAGATTCTGATTTACTGGATGACTTTTTGTCTAATACAGAACTGGTACTGGACATCAAATGTGAAGGGGATGTGATTGAAAGTACACAAAAACATACTCTTCAGTTTGAGTTTCCTAACCTTCTGTATTCTGCGATGCCGATTGATGAAGCCGATGGGGTTTATACTTATGGAGTGACTTTCAGTGAGGAAGGAGTTCTTTATAAGACAGGTGCTAGTCCTGCTCCATTGCTTCAGGTTACAGTTATTAACAAGACAGAGAATTACCTAATCGCATCCAGTTAATAGGACGGTTAGAGTAAAATTTATACGGAGGAGTGAATTATGTATGATTTATCTTTAGAAGAGTGTTTTTTCACTATTCGGGAAGTCCGAGGAGACCAGAAGTTTCTGTTGAAGCATGTGTTCCGAGTTCCTACCCTTGAAGACTGGGTAGAATACCACAAAGGAACAAGTCAGCTTGGTCTGAGTAAAGGTAAGGATATTATTGAAATGTCGAATGTTCGTCAAGAGCGGGATGCGTGGTTGTGGGAGACGTTGATTGTTAAAGTTGAAGGTTATCTCTGGAAAGGGAAACCTATTATAGAGTCGAAAGACTGGAAGGAAAAAATTCCTTTAGGGCACAAGCTTGAAGCAGTTAGTGGTTTCCTTCTTAGTGGAAGAGAAGATGTTCCTGAAGAAGCTTCTTTGATTGAGGCTAAGGGTTTTGATTTAGCAGAAAGCGGGGTTGAAATGAAGTTTGCTATTTTTCAAAACGGTGCGACTGAAAGAGTTGTATTTCATTTTAATGCTCCTGAAGCTTCGGATTATCTTCGCTTTACTCGTCTTACCAGTAAGATGCAACTTCAAAGAACTAAGCAGCGTAATGTGAGTGCGATTCGTGTTCCTACGGATATTCGTCCTTTTGTGGAGCTTTTTGATAAGCTTATCAGCAAAGTTGAAGGGTACATTTTTGAAGGTAAGGATGTTATGGAAGTCCCAAAGTGGAAAGACAAGATTGATGCCTTACAGAAGCGGATGGCAGTTCAAGAAATCTTTACTGCAAGTTTACAGGAAGAAGAGGGAAAATTCAGTGGGGATTAGATTCTTCGCTTTTAAAAGAAACAGCTAAAGTTGTTGTTGCGGAGAGTTTAGGGCGGCGGTGGTGTCCTGGGGAGGAGAGTTGTCAGAAATGGCATTCTGCTCAGGACAAGGATACTGTCTGTCAACCATGTGAGTTCAATTTCTCTAAATCTAAACTGAGTGATATTGAGGGGAGCTATATTGTTGTCCCTTGGTTACATCATCTTTTTTATCTTGATGGTTTGAGACGTGTCGGGGCAGTATTTCAAATTAATGATTTGACTAGAGAAGAGTGGGATGGTCTTTTGGTGATTGAGGGTGTTCGAATAGAAATTGAAAGAGAAAGGATGAATAAAGCCGAAGAAAAAGCAAAAATCCAAGCAGTCTTGCAGAAGGGGAAGAGGTGAGAATAAAAATTTCAAGCTAGGTTGAATGAAAAAATGCCTGAATCTTATGAAGCGGGCGTACGGTTTGTCGCCACAGATGAAGGGGTTTCTGCAACTACCGCAAAGATGGGTACGCATTTTGAGCGTACTACTGACAAGATGCGGCAGGTAATAAAGCAGACAGGGTATCTTGAATTAGCTCTTAAACGTATCGCAATATATACTGCAATTTTCACCTTTTTCGGGGCTCTAACTAAGTTAATAGGGGAAGCTATTGGTCTGCAAACCCGTCTTGCTGAAGTGTCTACTCTTGTGAATATGCGGAATAAGGAGATGGCTGAATCTTTCCGAGTAGTTACTGGAGACCTTATGGCGTTGAGTCCATATCTGGGGCGTGCTACTGACCTTACTAAAGGTTTATATGAAATTATGTCTGCTGGTGTAACTGAGCCAGCAGAAGCATTTAAGCTTTTGGTAGTGTCAGCAAAATATGCAAAAGCAGGGATTACAGATTTGGCTACCGCAGCTTCCAGTTTGACTGCTATTATGAAGGCTTATGGGTATACTGCTGATGAAATGCGGGCAAAATCTGATATGCTTTTTGCATCGGTTATGGAAGGGAAATACCATGCCGAAGAATTGAATCAAGCTATGGGGAAAATTCTGCCTACCGCAGCGATGATGGGAGTTCAAGTCGATGAGGTTTCTGCTGCATTGGCTGTTTTGACTCAGCGTGGTTTGGATGTTAGTGAAGCAGCTACTGGCTTAAATAGGATGATGCTTGCACTTTTGCGACCTATGGATAAAGCTAAGAAACTACTTGATAAACTTGGTATTGAGTATGGTCGAAATGCTTTTATGGCGAAAGGTTTGGCGGGAGTGCTAAGACAAATAATAGGAGTCAGTAAAAGGTATAGTGATATTCTTCCTGAGATATTCAGGCGACAGAGAGCTTTGAAGGTGAGTTTTGTTCTGGCGGGTGAAGGATTCAAAGATTATGTGCGGTTATTGGGGAAAATTCGTGATGCTACTGAGGATGGAGGAGAAGTTAATCGAGCCTATGGTAAAATGATTGGAACTGTGGCGGAGGAAGTTAAAGCAGCAGGAGCAAAAATGCTGAAGGTGATGTATGAGTTGTGGAAGGGGAAAGGTTTTGAATGGTTGGGAGCTTTTATTCGTTTATTTAGTAGTTCCATTGCTGTTTTGTTAAAATCAAGTAGGGTGTGGTTAGGTTCTATCCCGATAATATATGGAGTGGCTAAAGCTATTAAACTTGCGTCAGCGAGTTCAGTAATGTGGCGGGCTAATATGACTGCCTTTTATGCAACAACAGGGAAGATGACTAAATCTCTTTATGCACAAGGACTGGCGTTTCAAAAGGTTACAAAGAGAGCGGAGGGTCTTACTAGGGCGTTGAGGGTTCTTAAGGTGAGTTTAGTTGCTGGTGTTGTATTTTATGTAGCAGTTAAGACTGCTTTAGATTTATGGATAGCTTCGTCGGATAGGGGAATAGCTTCTCTGCATCGGCAATCTGAAGCAACGCAGGCATTGAGAGATGAATTGAATTTATATTCTGCTGCGGCTAGACAAGCGGGTGAAGTAACGAGTGGGGTTGCTAAAGAACTTCGAGCTTTAGCTAAAGCTGATGTGTTGCAAGCCCTCCGTACATCGACGAAAGATTTGAAGATGTTTGGTAAAATTACAGAAGCTATGTATGAGGAGTTTGGAAGAGGTAAGCCTATCTTGGAGCATTTAGATGCGGATGTGAATGCATTTATTCAGGCACTTAGAGAAGGGCAGGAAGATGTGTCGGAGTTTAATTGGATTATAGAAGCTCTTGCTAGAAATTGGGGGTATAGTGCTAAGCGAGTAAGAGAATGGATGGATGAGCAAAGAACAAGTATAAAAGTTGTGGGGAAATCTATAGAAGCTTTGAGATTCTTGAATCGTCTTCAAAGAGATTGGAATAAGATATTAGAATCATCATCTGAACATGTTAGAGGTTTAGCACGAGTGCTTAGTAAGGAAGAATTAGAAGATTCTATAAAATTATTGGGAGAGTTAATTGAATTAACCCCTGAAAAAGACCCTGCTAAATGGTTACGGGCTGCGAAGTATTTCAAATCTTTAGGGTTGTCACTAGATGACCTTACAAAAAAGAAGCTTCCTGAGTTTCTGGCTAAGTTTGAAGAAGCACTAAGGAAGCAACCTGAAGTTTTTAGAGAGTTGGAATATGAAGAATTTTTGCGAACATATGAAGTTGTTTTTGAAAAAATGCATCCTCCTATACAGACTTTAGAGACGAGCATTGCGGCATTGGCAGATACATGGACAACCAAATGGTCAAAAATGTATGACGATAGCGTAGAAGGAATGAAAGTCGTTGCGAAGGAGAATCAGGCGGCACTTAAGCTTATAGAAATGAATTTGGATAGGCTTGGAGCTGTGTATGGTAGGGTTCTTGTGGAGGAGATGATTA